TTTGTCAGATGGGTGCATGATGTAACGCCTTTTAAATGTATAGGTTAGTTGATTTTGCTGTCATTTCATTAAACAGGTCGGAAAACCTGCCCATGAGCGAAGCGTCTTGTTCAAATACTTTGTTCCATAAGTGGTCTCGCTCACGCATGAGCCAACGATGGTACAGGTCATGCCCATCTGACTCGAACAGGTCGAGAGCAAAATCAGCCAATGCTCTGGCCTCATCTTCTGGCCAATTAAGTTCGGCGCTTTGTTGAAGTGTCATCATGTTTAAACGCTCCCACGCAGTGAGGCGGGAAACGAGGCAATAACACCTTGGTCGATATGCACAAGTTGAATTAAATTGTGCTTGGTGAACGAGCGCAAACGCTCATGCAAGCACAAATAACGCTCGAACTCACGCAGAACCCGCTCCTTGGTGCGAGCACTAAACAGAACCCTCTCGTGGGTGCCCTCAGTGGCTGAGTTGTGCCAGCAGATAATTGAATAAGTGTTCATATCAACGCCTCTCAAGATGTTTAAACGATGCGACAGTGCATCTTACAAGCCCCAGGTCGGAGCTTGTGGGCTGAACTGTCAGTGGTAAACGCTATGGCGCTTAAACTGCCAACGCTCTAGCAGTGGCTCGCCTGAGTCGCCCTCGCTCAAGCACATCTGAGCGCAGGTCTTGCGAACGATGGCGAACCGCACGCCATCGAGCACATCAACCTCATGGGTCAGGCCATGGGCCAACGCCCAGGTATTCGATGTGGCCCGATAGGTGAACCAACGCCCACGCTCGCGTTCTTGGAACTCGCCCAGGTTGTCAGTGTTGGAATTAAGCATCTTGGCTCTCCCCAGCTTGCTGTTGTTCGAACCGTTGGCGAGCCAGCTTAGGATGCGCCGCTTGGTGGCCCTTTTCGAAAATAGCGGGGAAGGCTCGCACTAGCTTTTCGCTGTTGGCCCTGTCAGCCAGGAGGTAAGCGTCACCAATGAGGGCGGCGAACTTGCCGTGTAAGCCAGTGCCAAGCTCGTGAGCCGCATAAAATAAATCAAGTTCTTCGTGTGTCATGTCAACGCCTTTTGAAATAGTGCAACAGTGCACCGCGAAGCCCCGAAGGGCTTAACGCTGAACTGTTTAAACGCTTTGCATCTCGCCATGGTCAGGGCAGTGAGGCGCTCCCATCTCAGCAAGCCACTTGCCTGAGGTGTAAGCGATGTAACCGCACTCAGTGCACAGGCATTTGAGCATCCGTGTGCTTTGCTTTTTGATGGCATTGGCGGGCACCAGGTCAGCGTGAGGGTACACACCCAGGCGAGCCAGCACAGGCCCAGCCCAGGCCAAGAACTCAGGCCCTGCGACAGTGGCGGTCAGTTTGCCTTCTAAGCCGATGGCCCGCGCAGTGCGCCCGAACTTTGAGCCGTGCCCATCACCTGGGTGGATGGCGTGGATGAGTTCGTGGGCCAGGATGTCGAGCACCCTCGAACTGTCTGAGATGGTGGGCGAGATGAAAATTTCGGCGTGGCTGTCAGCGGATGCACTGGCTGACCAGCACTGGCCCAGTGTGCGGTTGCGGTTGCCCAGTGCGCCTTTTGAGGGGAAGCCGCACGATGCGCGCACTTCGTGTGGGAGAGCTTCGCCGTGCTGTTTAAACAGTGCCCTGAGTTCTTCGGTGGCCTTGGAGAGCCATTGCTCCCTGGTGATGGTGCTTGTCATATTGAACGCCTTTCGATGGTTGATGACTGAGAGTCTTTCGAGGCTCTCACTTATATAGCATAATAGAATCGTGCCAGTTTTTATACATCGTTGATTTTAAACAAGAAAATCAGTAACATGAAAACCCTAATAGTAATAACCCCTATCTAATATCTCACGATGTGAAATGTAACTCTAAAATATTCCACATGGTGAAATGATATCGATTAGGGTTAACCCGTAGAGTGTCATCGGAAGGCACCCGCAACGACATTCATTACCCGACCGACTGGACGGTTAATTAATTCTCAGGGTATTCCCTAGTAGGACTTACCCTATTAGGGTTTACCCTTAAGGGTTTGTAGGGGGGGAGGGGGTGTGTGTGGTGTGAGAGATTTTGTGGTGCCTCCCATCCACAAGAAAAGCTAAATTGGCTTTTTCCAACAACGAGCCTAATCTTTGGTAAGAAAAGGAGTTGGTGGAGTCTTAGGATGGTCTTGTCTCTAGCTGGATGACAAGTTTCATTTGTGCACGGAGTGGCTACCCGAGGTATGTCGAGTGCTTAAAAACTTAGCAGATAGCCGCTTGGGTGTCTGCCACAGGGAGAGCCTACTTCTAGGCTTACTCTAAGTTCTCTACTTAGCTTCTCTGCGGTCATAACAGGGGTTTGCAGGTTCGCCCTCTGTTGAGTCGGGTAGCTTTACCGACACCCATTTGTTGACAATGTATTAGAAACGGAAACCCTTGTCAAACGAATTTAGGGTCTTTTGAGCCTTCTTTCGTTCCTTGCGCTTCTGTTTTCTAATAGACTGTTGATTTGTAAGACCTTTCTTCTCTACTGCTAGACCAAGCGCAGCGTTTGAAATAGTGCCTTTCCAGTGGTGGATTGCCACCTTGAGATTTGTAATCCTACGCTTGTTAGCTTGTTCTTCTGGAGTAAGTTCAATTGCCATGAAAAAAGCCCTTTAGGGGTGATACAGTCGCGTCCCCTGTAGTGCCAGAGGCTGTACCACTTCTAAAAGGCTTCATCTGACGCGAACAGATGGTGAGATTCTATAAGGGTTTACCCCACTTGTCAAACAATGTATAGTTCACCAAACTTCCATAACTGGGTAAAGTATGAATGTGATTGATGCACTGCCAAACAACCTAAAGAAAAAAGGTCGCCCCAAAGGTGCTGTGAACAAGAAGTTCACTATGTCTACCTATGCTGAAAGACCTGCGGCTCTCCTGCCAAAGACTGAAGTTCAGCGCATCAAAGAACTCAAAGACCTCCTGATAAACAGTGCAGGTTCCAATGTTGTTCACAAAGCAATTGAGATTGCCATGAATGATGAACACCCAGCACAAGCGGCTATGCTCAAACTCTGTATGGATAGGATGCTTCCTGTCAGCCTGTTTGAGAAAGAAGGCAAACAGCGTTCTGCTGTAAACATCACTATCTCCGGCATTGGCGGCGTTACCATTGGCGAAAATACTGTAGATGCTGAAGATATAGAACCAAAAAATGTCTGACCTCAATTTCTCACTCCTGCCTTGGCAACAAATTGTTTTTGCTGACAAAACGAGGTTCAAGGTTATTGCGGCAGGTAGGCGGTGTGGCAAATCTAGGTTAGCAGCTACTACGCTAATTATTGAAGCATTGCAATGTCCTGCTGGCAGTGCGGTAATGTATGTGGCTCCTACAAACGGACAGGCCCGACAAATTGTTTGGGATGTTTTGCTAGAGATTGGCAGGGATGTTATCCAATCTAGTCATATCAATAACATGGATATCACCATGATAAATGGTGCAAAGATTTATGTTCGTGGCGCTGATAGACCAGATACCCTGCGGGGTGTGTCCCTTACCTATGTGGTCTTAGACGAGGTTGCGGACATTAAGCCTGAAGCCTGGGAACAGGTGATTCGTGCTTCTTTGTCAGACAAGAAGGGCAGAGCCATATTCATCGGAACCCCCAAGGGGCGAAACTTCTTCTACGATATTTTTAAACTTGGTCAGTCAGGCGATGACCCTGATTGGAAGTCCTGGCACTTCACAACCCAAGACAACCCATTGATAGACCCAACTGAGATTGAGTCTGCCAAGAAAACCCTGTCATCCTTTGCTTTCAAGCAAGAGTACCTAGCATCCTTTGACAACGCAGGAAGCGATGTTTTTAAAGAAGATTGGATCAAATATGGCGTGGAACCTGAGTATGGTAGTTACTTCATTGCAATCGACTTGGCAGGATTTGAAGAAGTGGCTAAACAAGCTGCTAACGCGAAAAAAAGACTAGATGAGAGTGCCATTGCAGTGGTCAAAGTCACTGATGATGGCAAGTGGTTTGTCAAAGAGATCGATCACGGGCGGTGGGACATTCGAGAAACTGCTGCCAAAATCTTGATGAAGATGCGGGATTACAGGCCAATTTCGGTGGGAATCGAGCGTGGAGCGTTAAAAAACGCTGTTTTGCCGTACCTCAGTGACCTGATGCGGAAAAATAATGTATATTCCCACATAGTTGACCTAACGCATGGCAACAGGAAAAAGACAGACAGAATTATCTGGAGTCTCCAAGGGCGGTTTGAGCATGGGCGAATTGTGCTGAACTCTGAAGAAGATTGGGATGCATTCACCGATCAACTCTTGATGTTTCCTGCCAATGGCGTACATGATGACCTTCCTGATGCTTTGAGTTATATTGACCAATTGGCTGTAACATCTTACTTTGAGGGTGAAGAAGATGATGAGTGGGAGCCTGTAGACATCATATCGGGGGTTTAATGGCAACAGATAAGCAAGATAAGCTAGAGCAAAATCAATTCTATGAGCCTACACAGGCTGACAAAGAACTGACTGATTTTGTTGTTGACCATTGCAATCGCTGGCGTGACTATCGGGATACCAACTTCCTTCCAGATTGGCTTGAATACGAGCGAATCTTTCGTGGACAGTGGGCTGTTGAAGACAAAACCCGTGACTCTGAGCGTTCACGCATCGTAACCCCTGCCACACAACAAGCCGTAGAGACTCGCCATGCTGAGATCATGGAAGCAATCTTTGGTCAAGGCGAATTCTTTGACATTCAAGATGATATTCGGGATGTGAACAACAACCCCATTGATGTGGGCATCATCAAAGCCCAATTGATGGAAGACTTCAAGCGGGACAAGATTCGCAAATCCATTGACCAGATCGAGTTGATGGCAGAAATCTACGGCACAGGCATTGGCGAGATTGTCGTTAAGACAGAAAAGCAGTATGTGCCCTCTACTCAGCCAATTCCTGGGCAAATGGGCCAAGCTGCCATTGGAGTTGTGGAAAAAGACCGCATTGCAGTCAAGATTTCACCTGTAAATCCAAAAAACTTCCTTTTTGACCCTAATGGAACCTCAGTTGATGACTGTATGGGGGTGGCAATTGAGAAATACATCTCTATCCACAAGATTGTTGAAGGTATTGAGCGTGGAATCTACCGAAAAGTAGACATTGGCACTGCTGGTGAAGACACTGACTTGGAACCCACCCAAGAGGTGAGCCAGTATCAGGACGAAAAAGTGCTTTTGCTGACCTACTATGGTCTCGTCCCGCGTGAATACTTGGAAAATCTCAAGGAAAGCAAAGAGATTGTCGAGTTGTTCCCTGAGAACTCTACTGCTGAAGAATACACAGACATGGTTGAGGCCATTGTCGTGATTGCCAACGATGGGCAGTTGCTGAAAGCAGAGGCAAATCCTTACATGATGAAGGATCGCCCTGTTCTGACCTACCAAGATGACACGATTCCTAATCGTCTTTTGGGTCGTGGCACAGTGGAAAAAGCCTTCAATATGCAAAAAGCTATTGATGCTCAGATTCGGTCTCATTTGGATTCATTGGCGCTGACCACCAGCCCCATGATTGCAATGGATGCAACCCGTCTGCCCCGTGGTGCTAAGTTTGAAGTAAAGCCTGGGAAAGCTATTCTCACCAATGGCGCACCTTCAGAGATTCTGTATCCATTTAAGTTTGGGCAGACTGACGGCAACAACATGGCGACTGCCAAGGATTTCGAGCGAATGCTCCTGCAATCCACCGGAACTTTGGATTCTCAAGGCATGGTTACTGCTGGCGCTAGAGACATGGGCCAGGGTGGTATGTCTATGGCTATCGCCACCATCATCAAGAAGTACAAGCGTACTCTGGTGAACTTCCAAGAAGACTTCCTGATTCCATTCATCCAGAAGGCGGCGTTCCGCTATATGCAGTTTGACCCAGAGCGTTATCCCTCTGTGGACATGACCTTCATTCCGACTGCCACCTTGGGCATCATTGCGCGTGAGCATGAGCAACAGATGTTCATTGGATTGCTCCAGACCCTTGGCCCTAACACCCCTGTGTTGCCATTGATTCTGAAGGGTGTTTTGGCTAATTCTTCACTGACCAACCGCTATGAACTGATGGAGCAGTTGGACAAGATGAGCCAACCTAATCCGCAAGCAGAGCAAATGGCTCAAGTACAGCAACAGTTGGCTATGCAAGCTGCTCAGGCTCAGATTGCCGTGAATGCAACCCAAGCTGAACAGAATCGGGCAGAAGCTGAGAAGCTGAAGGTAGAGACTCAGTTGATGCCTCAAGAGATTCAGGCCAAGAACATGGCGGCAATGACCAAGAACCTGCCAAACCAAGACGATGCTGGTTCTAAAGAGTTTGATAAGCGGGTTAAGATTGCTGAATTGATGCTTAAAGAGTCTGATATTAAGAATAAGTCTAAGATTGTCGAGTTACAGATGGCTGACAAAATAAATGCTCAGTCTCAAGTAAAACAAGACTTTCTTGAAAAACTGACTAATGGGCTGAAGAATGGCTAACATCAGGGAACTAATCCAAAGCATTGAGGCAAATGACTCATCTTTTGATGAGAAGTTAGACGCTATCAATAAGATGGAAGAAACCTTGGTGGCTATGCGCCAGCAAGAAGAACAAGCCGTTCAAGACAATGTTGACTTGATTGTTGAAGCCATCAAAGTGATGGAAAACAAAGTCACCGCACAACTAGAAGTTGCCAAATCCATAGTCCCTGAAAAGGGGGATAAAGGCGACAAGGGTGATAGGGGTTTAGATGGTCGTCAAGGCGTAGATGGTAAGAATGGGTTAAATGGTCGGGATGGTAAGAACGGGATAGATGGCAAGGATGGTGTATCTGTCACTGATGCCAAGATTGACTTTGATGGTTCTTTGGTCATTACTTTGTCAACAGGGCAAGAGATTAATGTTGGTGAAGTAGTTGCGCCTGAGTTACAAGAAAGAATAAAACTTGTTACTTCTGGTGGCGCAGGAATTAGCGAATCAGGAGTTGCAACTTTAACCAACAAACGCATTGACCCAAGAGATGTAACGGTAACAACTGCAACTACATTAACACCTGATGTATCTGTTGGTGATATTTATTGCTTTACAGCATTGGCATCAGCATTGACAATTAATGCGCCTATTGGCACTCCTACAAATGGAGAAAAGTTAATATTTAGGTTTTTGGATAACGGCACAAGCAGAGCATTGACTTGGAATGCAACTTACACAGTCATTGGCGTAACCCTGCCAACAGCAACAACAATCAGCAAAACAACGTATGTCGGCTGTATTTACAACGCCAACAATACTCGTTGGGATGTAATCGCAGTAACCACACAGGCATGACCATGAAGATTGACTTTTCCTTTTCATCTCAGTACGGCACATTTTCAGATGCTCTGCATTTGCCTGACGATCATGCGTTTACAGATGCTGAGATTGAAACAATGAAACAGCAAAGATTTGATAACTGGATTGCTGTAATTACTGCACCTCCTGTTGAAGAAACTCCTATTGAGGAGGTCTAATGGCTAATCGCTATTGGATTCTTGGCACAGGCAA